ATCCAGTTTAACGGGTGTTAAATTGGTAGTGTCGATTGTTGGTAGATTTCCTGATCGTGTTAGTCATGCAATCTATTAATAGTTCCGTCGTGTCTGGTTCATCATGGTTTCGTGGGTTTGCACCTTCTTGGAGAGAAGTTGCACGTAGTGTTTATGAAGCACTAAGAGCCCCAACCCGTGAGGAATTAGAGTTCATAAAGCCCTTGGGAGAGAACATGCATTTGCATTACGCTCTACTCTATAAAGAACCCATCAATACGGTAAAAGACCGTATTTCGACGATTAGGTTTCGGAGTAAGATGCGTTATCTCTTTAGGTCTTTGGTTGCATTAGGATTGCTTGGTTTAACGTATAAGTTATTGCGTAAGTTTCTCTTTAATAATGAGAGAATGCATTATATCAAGTCACTCCTAATTGAATGGTTTATGATCAAGACCACCTTGAAACCTGAAACAGTGCGTATGGCATTTACTGGTTTAAGCTTATCTGAAGCCAAGGAGGTCCCTGGACACACTCACGGTATAGCTGCTGGAGACAGAACTGCTGCCTCACATTTTATTGATAGATTGGCAGCTCAGTTAGGCCGTGAGGCGTTTTACTACGCCATGTCCCAGTCTGATCAACGTAATTCACGTAAAGGTAGTCGTTCATACTATTGGACGAAAGATGTTACGACAGAAGTTGAATCTTTTGATTTTCCTGAATTTCCCTTGTTAGCTATGGTTGACACTGATCACCATATTGAAGAATTAGAGGAATTCCTGTGTAACGCTTTTGAGCCTATTATATTGTACACCTTTCAGCCTGATCAAGTTAGTAAGATAACTAAGAACTATTCTTATACTTTTGGTAAGCAGAATGAGGTACACTACCACGTGACTGGCGGGGCAACTTATGAACATCGTGTTTGGCACTACAATCAAGATAATTTGATGGTAGTTGACTCACTTTGCGGCTTGCCATTGCAAGCAGCCACGTTCTTAGTCGATAGACGCCGTACTAGTCCTGATCATGAGTTGATTATGTTAACTCCTGTTGGGAAGTGGAGAGGCGTTATGGCATGGTTTGTGTTGTACTGTTTGGATTATAAAAGATTACATCGCTTAGATATAGCTCAATCCAACGGTTTTAATCGTATGACAGTCTGTTCGGAAGAGGGTTTGATGGTAAGTACTGGTAAAACCGGTAGTTTTTCGTCAACTAAGATTCCGATCACGACAGATGAAACCTTGGCCACATTGGTGCGTACTAAAGAACATAAGCTTACTATGCCAGAAGTTCAATCATTAACTGCTGGTGATAAGGCCGCAGCTGCCCCATTGTTGGAGTACCACAGATTGGCAGTTGAGTCAGATAGTGACAAAACCATAGCTTTTCCGGTTGGCGAAGGGGTGCGTAGATATCAATTTAACCCCCATAAGTTTAATGAACGCGCCAAACCGAGTTTAGTTCAATTCATGCGACCTATAGTTAATGGAGCATTTTCACCGGATCAAACTGTTGCGAATGAACAACAGATGATCAAGGGTCGCATTGAAGATGTCAAGAATGGTGAGTTACCAGTTGGTGCCTTTCTAAAGAAGACGATGTTGAAATTCTTGGAAATATTTGTTCCAGAAGCCCTTGTTCACACACGAGACCCAGTTGATTATGAGACAGTACTTGCTAGGCAGTCTTTGAATAAGCAACGAGTGTTGCTGACTGATGCTGAATGGTGCGAGTCAAAATATGAAGTGGGTTTGTTTATGAAGAAGGAAGCCGCCAAAGGATTAGACGATCCCCGACCCATCACCAAGTTAGATACTGTAACAAAGCGTGAGTATTCACAATATATTTATGCTATTGAGTATTTGTTTAAGAGAGAACCGTGGTATGCATTTAGCTTGAAACCTAATAATGTTGCAGCACGGGTGGCCGAAATATGTCAATCGGCAGAGTTTGTGACCAACACTGATTTTTCAAGGTTCGATGGGCACGTATCCAACGTGCTTAGAGAACTTGAAGCTGCATTGTTGACTCGTTGTTTCAAACCCTGCTATACTGACGAAGTGTTATCACTTCATTCAAAACAATTCGGCCAATCTGGAATAGCCACCTTTGGCACAGCCTATGAAATGGGCTTTGCTAGAGGCTCTGGCTCTCCTGAAACATCTTTGTTCAATAGTTTGTGTAACGCTTTTGTTGCGTTTCTAGCTATTTCAATGACAATTGATCCATTAACCAATAAGTACTACGAGGGGTTGGATGCCTACGTTTTGCTTGGGTTATATGGTGGTGATGATGGCATAACAGCGAATGTTGAACCTACAACATATATTAAAGCCGCTGCTATGGTGGGACAAGTGTTGGATGTGGAGAAAATAATGCGTGGGCATGTAGGAGTTAAGTTTCTTGCGCGCTGTTATTCTCCGTACATCTGGGAAGGTGATCGGAATTCATGTTGTCAGATGCTCCGTACATTGAAGAAATTTCATGTTACGGTTAGCATGGGTAAAGATGTCACTCCTACGATGAAATTATTGGAGAAAATTCGATGCTTTTCCTTGACTGATTTGAACACGCCTATTATTGGTGATTTCTGTTATGCAGTCATGAAATGGCATGGTGGTGAGATCGAACACGATGAGCGCACTTTGGCTATGCGCCCATGGTGGGCTCGATTTGACCGAGGTGACCAGTACCCCAACGCTGATGCCGACTGGATGTGGGATTTGTGTGATTCTGAGATGCCCATATTTCAACATAAGAAATTTTCTAGTTGGTTGAAAACATGCAATCGTTATAGTGATTTCCTTGAGCCTCCTCTTTGCCTGGATATTGAACTTCCCAAGCCGAAGGTGCCAGTAGTAATTGAAGAGGTATTGTTGCCATATGATGTAAAGTTGGAGAAAGAAGAATTCTCTAAGAAAGACTTAAAGACTATTTCAAAGATGAATGGAGAACATTCAAGTTGGAAAATTGCTTCAACCCCTAAGTCTTTTCTGCAACAAGCTAAGGATGTTGAATCTAAACATAAACCGTTAATTGCAACTGCCGTGGCTAAGTCCGAGAAAGCAACAGCTAAAGCTAAAGAATCTTTTGAAGCTTTGAAGGCTAGGAAAATTGCTGCCGGAACTTGGGTTGAGAAGCCCAAGTCCAAAGGTTAGTTGTAAACAACCATTTGGTGCAAGGACAGGTAGGGTTGGCTACCTGGTCGAATTTCTCGTGTAGTTTTCTTTGCACCATGAAACGAACAAAGCAACAACAACGACCCCGCCGTAAACGTAAAGCTGCTAAGCAGTTGAACGGTGGGCTCGCTAAGAAAGCTAAGATGGAGAAGAATGGATACTCTTCTAGCTCAAGCCTCGCCGCTGCACCTGTCGCTAAGACAACTGTAATGAAGAACGAGGGGCCTGAGTTTAAGTATAAGAGTAACGGAGACATCCGTGTGATCCATCGTGAATATGTTAGTGAGGTAAAGAGTGGAACTGGGAATCCTAGTGGATACCAGGTTCAGTCTTTCCCCGTTAACCCCGGACTTGTGTCAAGTTTTCCTTGGCTTGCAGGTATTGCTAAGAACTATGAATCGTACATATTCAACCGACTGGCTGTTTACTATAAGAGTGAGGCGTCAAGTAGTTTGGGAGGCTCTGCCTTCCTTACTATTGATTATGATGCCGTCGATGCTGCTCCAGCGACCAAAGCTATTGCTTTATCTTATAGATCGGCTGTTCGTAGTAGTCCATGGAATAACTGTGAGTTGATCTGTGAAACAAAAGATCTGCACAAGAATAAATCTAACTTTGTTAGAGCCGGGTCTCAGCCTAGCGGCACTGATCTCAAGACCTATGATATTGCTAATCTCTACTTTGGTTCTGAGAGTGTCGCTGGTAGTGGTGTTACGCTTGGGGAGATTTGGGTTGAATATGACGTTAGTCTATTCACCCCATCTCATGCCCCAACAGAACAGCTTGTCATAAATGGAGGGTATATCACTTATTCCGATGGTGGTTTAACCCCATTGAACCCTTTTGGAACCTCTGCTGCAGTTGATATTCAAGCTTCTGGTTTCCATTATGACAGTAAGCTGATGCAAGTGTACTTCGATGCGCCTGGGTGGTACATGTTTGTTGCTGTGGTAGGTGGTACCGGCATGACCGGTTCTAATTGTTCTGTTAATCCTAACATCACCACAATACACACATTTATACAAACAACCACCACATCTATGAAAGATATGTGGGTTTTCGAGGTGTTGGCACCTGCTGCCATTGACTGGTTCGTTATTGGATCCACTGTCACATCTTGCTATGCCAATATCGGATCAATTCCACCCTTTTCCAATGGACCTTAGGCTTTCTAGCTTAGTCTGCCCTAGTGAGAGGACTTTAAATTTCTCACTCGTCTGTAGTTAACACAACGATGTTTGATGTTGGTTACTGTTGAGTTCCCA